TCTGTTTTTTTTATTTTCCAAATGAAATAATTTTTCATTTTTAATGGTCAGAGAAATAAAATAGATTTTTATGTTTGTTTGTTAAATAGAATTCCCATCACTTGGTATTATAGGTAAATATAAACATTTTTAATAAAAGAAGAGATAAATAATAGTAAAATTTGATTTCAAGAAATATAAAAATTTAAAAAGATAACAAATAAATAAATATATCTAAATAAATGGCTCAAGAAAATAAAAAAAAAATTATTCATTGTTTTAAAATAATGATTAACAATGTATTTGCTGAAAATGATTCTGCAGCTGTTTTTAAAGCACGTGAATATACAGATTCCATAAAGGCATTCAGTGAATGTGATGGTGACATAGTTTCATATGAAATGGCAGAATCAATTTTACGAAAATATGGAAAAAAAAATCCACATAAAATTTTACTAAAAATTAAAGAAATATTAGAAACAGGGACATTGAAAGCTGCGGATAAAGCGATGAAAAATCCATTAGTTCAATCTATCCAAAATTTAACACCTATTTATGGTATAGGGCATAAAAAAGCAATTGAATTAAATACGAAATATGGAATTACAACGATTGATCAACTTCGTGCAAAATTCCAACAAGATTCGTCTATTTTACATAATAAACAAAAAATTGGGTTACAATATTTTGATGATTTACAAGAGCGTATTCCACGTCAAGAAATAGTTCTTTATGAACAACTTCTTTTAAAATATGCACGACAAATTAGTCCTGCGATTATTCTATCAATAAATGGTAGTTATCGTAGAAAATGTTCTACATCTGGTGATATTGATGTTTTGATAACATGTAACGATGGAAACAATCCTTCTTCATGGAGAAAGGAATTAATACAATTATTGAAAACATCTGGTATTATTATTGAAACCTTGGCAAATGGACAAAAAAAATTTATGGGGATTAGTAAATTACCTGGAAATTATAAATATCGTCATATTGATATAATTGATTCAACGATGGAGTGTTATCCATTTGGTGTATTGTATTTTACAGGGTCAGGTGGTTTTAATGCAAAAATGAGAGGTATTGCTTTGGAAAAAGGTTATTCATTAAATGAATATAAATTTACTGACAAAAAAACAAAAAAAGATATTCCACCTAATGTTATTCAGGATAAAATTGGTAAAAATGTGTTTGAAACGGAACAAGATATTTTTAAATTTATTGAAATGGATTATGTTCTGCCAGAAAATAGGGTTAACATTACCTATACAAAACTAATGACATAATAGTTTATTATTTATTTGATATTGTTACTGGTGTTTTGTGTATTTTAAATCGAATATTTTTAAATTTTTTTTTGCTCAATACATTGGGATTCAACTTTGGTTTTTTTATTGAATTTGAATCGCTAATTTGCTTTGATTTATCCTCCGATTTATCATCTATAATCATTTTACGTTTTACACCACTAATTAAATTTTCATCAAGCGATTCAAATGGTTTTTTATTTTGAATTACTTTTTCCACAAACTTATTGTCATGAGCATTCAGTTTTTGTGCCGAAATTGCTTTTGAAAACATTACATCTAATTCATCATGTGTTATTCCACCATGATTGTGATTTTCATCTTCTTCATCTTCTTCTTCTTCTTCTCCTTCATCTTCTCCTTCTTCTTCTCCTTCATCTTCTTCTCCTTCATCATCTCCTTCTTCATCTCCTTCTTCTTCTTCACTTAACATGTCTTCTTCTCTTTCATCAATTTTTTTTTCACTCAATGTATTTTTATCATTTTCATAGGATAAATTGGTGTTGTTGGTTGATTGTTTAACAACAACAATTTTTCTTTTTTTTCTTTTTTTGTGATTTTTATTATCACTTTTAATTATTTTTTTCTTTTTCAATATTTTTTTAATTATTCTTGGTCTTGGTTTTGAAATATTTAGTCTTTTCAAAATATTATTTAATTTAACTTCCATTGGTTTAGTAAAAACAATACTGGCTCTCCATAAATCTACTTTTTCAAAGGCAACTGGTAATACATCACATAATAAATCTAAAAAATCGTGTGATTTTACAATTGAAATTTTATAAAGCTGTTCAACTTTAAATTTCAAAATAATTAGCATTACTTTTGAAAAACATAGTTTATCTTTATTTGATATAACAATTGTATTCATATTCTTATTATTCAATTAATTTTTTTAAATAAAAAATCAAATTTTATTTTTCTGAAATAAAAAAATATGATTTTATTATGCTTTTTCAAAACGAATTTTTATTATATTATTACATTGTACATTATTGTTACATTGTTACATTATTGTTACATTATCTCAATTTTAGGATTACATGGGTTGTAATTATTTTCCGCCACAGTGGAAACAGTTTCATTGGCATGAACAATTGTAATAGTTTCATCATTCAATAGTTCACTAACACTCTCCGCGACATTTTCCATTTTCATCTCATCATTCCCAGAAAGACACGAATCCATCCACACCATCCCATATTTCACAATGTTTCGAGAAAACATTCTCGCACAAATACCCATTCTAGATCCACGTTTTGCTTTTTCTTGTTTACCCATTTGACCAATTCGATTTCCAACCATTTGAAGAAGCATTTTTGAACTAAAAATTTCCCCACCGGCAATATGTTCTGGGCTGGCAAAATAATCTCGAATGACGTCAAGATCTATTGATTTAAAATGGTCATAGGTCGTGATTTTAAATCGGATTTTTGTGTTTGCTCCTTTGGGACCTTGTTTCTTTTTTGCCTTCTTCTTCATGATGTACTTGACATTTTTGACTATTTCCAATATCATATCTTTTTTCCAAATCATAATTGGACGAAATGGTTTTGGTTTCAATGGTTGGTCAGTATTCATCATTGCTGTTATATCGGCTGGTAGTTGCACCATAAAATCATTGTACCAATACGGCATGAAAATTGAAACAAATTCCAAAAATACATTGACATAATGGATCATGTTGGTCTTAAATACTCCTTCATTTGAGTGATGCATCTTGTACTCACTTTTAATGTTGATCAAATCAAAAATTCCAACAAATGCACCTCGAATTTCCACTTTTTCCAACTGATTCATCATTTTATTGGCAACAAAATTTACTTCATCCTGAAAAACATTATCCAACAAATTTGTTTCATCTGTGGGAACTGGTTTTACATCAGCCAACTTATTAAAAAGTTCCACAATCTCATTTGTCTCATTTGTAATTAGTGTGATTGCTTTAATGACATTTTGAATATCAAAATTCGAATCCGTCATACCATCTCCACTAAGAATCAATGCCATTCTTGTTGGATCTGTACCAAATATTTTTACACTTTCTGCCAATGTCATGAAATTACCAGTGCTCTTGCTCATTTTTTCTCCATTAAGCACCAAGTGTCCATTTGTGTAGTATGCTCTTGGGTACATAGCTTCGTCTTTCCATATAAATTCATGATTGAAAAGACTCATCACCAAATGATTTTTCAACAAATCTTTTCCAGATATTCGCATATCCATTGGGTACCAATACTGAAATTCCTGTTTCATTTGGTCAAAAACTGATTGATATGTCTCATATTTTGCTGGCTTTGGTGCGTCGGAAATGAAAATATACTCCCATACATCATATCCCAAATCTTCCACTGGAATTTTTAGAATCTGATGACAAATTGTGTAATACGCCATATAGATAGTTGAATCGGACAATGAATCAATCAAATAATTTGGGTCTACTGGCAACTTCGTTCCAAGACCATAATGACGAGAACATGGCCATTCACAAATCCATCCTGCCGCATGTTGAATATTTTTTTTGGCATCTTTGTAAAATACATTGAGTGTGTCATCAATATATTGTTGGATTTTAGTCTTGCTTGGTGAATGACCGTAATTGATATACCATTGTTCTGTCAAAGAAACAACACATTCTACGCCAGAACGAGAAATCACAGGTGTCTGTGGCTCATAATACACAATTCCATCTTCACTGCTAATCAAATCTGATTTGATTTTTCCATGTGCTTCTTTAGTGGATACACCTTCATGGTCTCCCACCAACATAATTCCATGTTCATGTTCTTCCAAGTAAATTTTTTGATGGAGTTCTTCCAATTTGGCTTTTTGACCAACCTTGATTTTACTTGATTCGACTCCAGTTACTGCGATTGTTCGATCACCTTTTACCTCAATGATTTCCTTTATTGACATTGGTGTACCTTTTTTCTTACAGATTTCGCGCCAATAAAGGTAATCTGTTGGGGAATCAGATGGAACACTTGTTACAATTCCAGTTCCACGATTCATTGAAACTTGTTCCATGTGGTAAATGGAAATTGGAGTTGAAGTCATGGGTGCATTTACGTGGCACCCAATCAATTCTTGTCCTGTGATGAAATTTTCATCCAATAGTTGAACACTGGATTTGTCTTCCACTTGGTAGCAGAAATTCCGATATACTTGAATTCGGGCAATACACTTGGTTCCTTGATAGTTAAAAAGCGCATAAACACCTTTTTTGTTCACCCAAATATTCGTTTGTCCATAAAGTGTCTCTGGACGAAGAGTTGCTGCCAACAAACAAAGATCGGACTGTGTTTTTACTGTTTCTACCAATGGAAGTTTAATCAAGGTATATTCAAGTGGGCTTACCCCTTCTCCTTTGGATCGATCGTGGTCAGAACAAGGTTGATTGGTATCTGGAGAAAAGATCATGTGACGTTTTCCATAAGTAAGAACTCCAACCTTACGTAGTTTTTCAAATTGCCATTGAATAAAGCTGTCGTAGTGTGGATTCATACTTGTCGTCATAAAGGAGCGTTGGAAATCAGCGCTCACTGCCAAATTTTTCAAATCACCAACGGCTTTTTCAGGAAAATATCGAATCCAGTGATAAGGATCTGTAAAATTTCGAATTTCCTCTTCAGGTACATCCATATCACGAAGAATTTTAATTTGTCCTGCATCTCCCATTTTCACTTTGTCTGCACAAGAAACAATTGGTGTTCCTGAACCATGAAACGCAAATGGAAACAAGACTTCAAATCCTTGTTTGCGCTTCAAACGAGCCATAATATCTGCTTTCATAAGTGTAAATGCATGTCCAAGATGAAGACGACCATTCATGTAAGGATATGGAAATGTCACAAAGAATTTGGGTTTTGTCACATCAACACGTGTTTTTCCATCATAAATTTCCAATTCTTGCTTGCGATACACTGCTTCATATTCCATAATTTTATCGCGGTTTTTTGTGTGTTGGAGAAACACATTTTGAACATACTCTTGGAAACTGGGTGGTTGTCCGTCGTCCTTCATGTTTTGTTTTTTGTAGGTTTCATATGATATACTGGATTTCGATTTTTTTGGCATTTTGTTTTGAGGTGATGGGTTTTTGTAGGTTGAAAAGTTTAAGTAGAAATATTTATGAATATAACAAAAAAATCAAATTTTTTTTTTGATTTTTTGTAATTTTCAAATAAAAAAAGAATTATACACCTGTGATCATCCCATCTGTCATCCCATCTGTCATTCCACTTACCATTCCGTTTATTGGAATAACTTACCCACGAGGTTGAACTAATAATGTATCATTGACGCCATTTTTATCTACAGTGACACAAAAATAATACTCTTCACCATTTACTGGTTTAAAATCAATATTATCCATTTTTTGAATTTCATCTGATACTTTTGGATAATAGCCATCTTCCTTATATGAACTGGACATACCAGTCACTTTAAATGGTAAACAATTATTAATTTGTGAATATAATTTTAACATTGATTGCTCTGCTTTTTTTTCATCTTCGAACCATATTTTTTTTTCAATATCCCATCCAGAAAACTCATTTACAATATAAAAATTCACACCCTTTTCTGGTAATTCTAATTCCACTTCAAACGCAGCATCTGATTCTTCTTTTTCATTGCAATAAACACTTCGTCCAGAATATCGGCAATCTACAATCTCAAAATAATATGATTTATGCGTCATTCTTCAATTATTTATTTAATTTCAATTAGTTTTTAAGTGGATTTATTTCTTATTTTTTGCGTATTTTTTTAATCAGATATGAATTAATTATAAATTTTGATTTTAATTTGTTTTAGAATTTACTCGAAATAAAAATGCCACGATACCCAATAGGTTATTGTGTTTCTTGTAGTGATTCTACCAAAGGAGGATCATTTACATGTGGAGAGTGTGATCTAGAAATTTGCTGGAACTGTTTGGATATATACAGTACTGATAGCAGTTATAAGTTTTATTGTTTATATTGTAAACAAGAAAAAGCCAAACCCATGTCCAAAAAAGAGTTTGTTGCTAAATTAATTGATAATATGACTTTTTACGAAACTGTGTATGATGATTGGTTCATGCATATTTATAAGTTTGAATGTAACGCGTGTGAAGAATTAAATAACATGCGAGATAAATCCATCTGTTTATCTGTGGAAAACAAACAATTAAAAATGATGGTGTTCGATTTATTAACGAATCGGCAACTTGCGAGTGAATTGTTAACTAAAATTTTCCATTATATTTGATTTTATTTCATTACATCTGTTATCAACAAAAATTTGTTGCCACTACCAACAATGTTTCCACTATGATATTGTTGTGAATAAAATATAGCACATCTTCCTTGTATTGGCTTAACGCGTTGACGCAAAGTTTTCATATCATCTAAATAAAAATCTGTTTCTCCATTGGTAAAATCATCATTTAGATATACAATTAGGGTGAAATGACTTCTGTTAAATTGATCATCTTGATTAATAGTGTCTCTATGGAGTTTAAATTCACCACCAGGATTATATTTTGTAATTCGAAAATGGGGATTGACACTAATATAATTATTATCGTTTGGTAGAAAAGGATGAACTCGTTGAAATAATAATGTTGCAAACTCTTTATCTATCCAGTCTTTACGACAATAATTGCCATAATGGCCCCTGTCTATTTTTAAGGAATCTTTGTTGACTAAATTCATATATTTTTGACATTCTTCTTTTGTCAATAAATTATCAATAATTTTTAAAAAATGCATTGTATAAAAATTTCATACCATATTTTTTATTTGAATCAAACTCATTTTTTTATTTTTATTTGTTATTTTTTAATAATTTGATATTTGATGTAATAAAAATATCGGATCTAATAAATAATATTAAAAATGTCAGAAAACATACTTCATATTAACATTGATTCTGAGATAGAAAAGGAAATTTTTAAATTGTGTGTAAAATCAAAAATAAAAAATTATGAAAAATAACTTCTAATTTCTTCCAATAATTTGGTTAATTCAATGGGTGAAACCATTATTCATAATTATATTAAAAATAAGGGAAATGACTATAACTTAATTGATGAAATGATCGAAAATAACCATTCATTGGAAAATATTAATAAAAAAAATGAAACAATTGTCGAATCTGTATTAAAAAGTAAAAATACAACAATCAGTATTGATGGATATCGAACTGATACCAAACCAAAAAAACTATTATGGTTATTATCTCATAATGCACCAGTTGACTCACCAAAATATACTAAACAAATTGTAGAAGCAATATTGTTGGAACGAATAAATATAACACAGGAGGATTATCAAATGGTTAAAACACTAGTGGAACGAAACAATGATGGAATGAAATATAGAAATCTAACAAATTATACAAATTTCTACCCACAAACATTTTGTACCAATGTTGAAATGTTAGACTGGTTTGACAATAATTTCCAAATTAACTGGACTCACCCACCATTACAAATTCATAACCCAATTTGGCATCATTTATCTAAAATTTATAGTTCAAATTCAACCAATTTTAAAAAGGCTATATGGAATAACAATTCTGAAAAACTAAGTAATTCTTTTAATAATTTTAAAAAAATTATAAGTTGGCTAAAAAATAAAAATTTTTCGGTTTTTCCATTGAATTATGATCAAAACAACTATAATTTTATAGCAGAATCAGTTTTATCTTTATTTAATAGTGAAATTATACAATTTCTATATAACCAAAATTTTAAAATTGCAGGAGGTGACTTTACGATTTGGCGAAATTGTATTGACAATTTAACTTGTAATCTTGGTTCAAATCATACCCACTCTAATCAGGCGATACCATCTAATTTAGAATTTTTTCCCAAAGCAAATTCTGTATTTCAATGTTATGTTTGGGGTTTACTTCATGGAAAAATTCCATTAGATGATAAAGGTATTCCATTAGGAGTTATTCGACGATTTGATCTTCAATTGGACAATTTCAAAAAAGCTAAATTAAAAAAAAACAAAAATAACATGCAAATTTCGTGTCATGATTATGATGGGTTTAAAATACATTTACTTTGTATTTTCGAGGAAGATGTTATAGTGCCACCATATTTTACGTCAAATATGAGTGTTCGAGATACACCTGTATTTAAAATTCGTTTAAAAAAAAAGATTAAAGATTTGGAAATTAAATATGATTTGCCTAATAAAGAAGAATGTCGAAAACGCCAACTTGAAATCATTGATTTTTTAAAATTAAATCAGGTGGTTTAAGCGAAGCAACAGAAAACTTTAATATTTTATAATTGCCTATAAAAAATTTGATTATTGTTGTCATAAAATATTTTTTTTATAACAATAACAAGATGAATAAAATGGCAGCAATTAAAATACGTACTCGTTTTCCACCTGAACCAAATGGCTATTTACATTTAGGACATTTAAAATCAATTTACAACAATTACAATTATGAACATGACGGTGTTAAAACAGAATGCCATATTCGTCTGGACGACACTAATCCCAGAACTGAAACACAAGAATTTGTTGATGAAATTTTACAAGATGTTAAATGGCTTGGGTATCACACAGATGGTGTAACTTATACATCTGATTATTTTGGTAAACTAATTGTTTATGCAACCCAATTAGTTGACCAGGGTCTGGCCTATGTGGATTTTTCGACGGGTGAGGAAATTCACAAACAGCGTCGTGACAAAGTGGATTCGCCATATCGAAATACTTCAGTTGATGTAAATAAAAAAGAATTTGCCAAAATGGTGAATCGAAAGTATAAGGAAGGTAAAGCAGTTTTGCGTCTAAAAATACCAGAAGAAGAACGAACAAATGAGTGTATGATTGATCCAATTGCTTATCGAATTATTATGAAACCCCACTATAAAACAGGTGAAGTTTATTGTGTGTATCCGTCTTATGAATTTAGTCATTATATTGTGGATTCTCTAGAGGGAATTACACATTCTTTTTGTACTTTGGAATTTTATGTTCGTCGTAATTTATCGTATTGGGTCCTAGAAAAACTGGGATTGAAAAAACCAATTATTGAAGAGACCAATCGTTTAGAGACAAATTTTGGAACTTTATCAAAACGTAAAATTAAAAAAATGATTGAAGATGGATCTCATGCCAATGGATGGGATGATCCACGTTTGCTAACTATACGTGGATTGCGTAATAAGGGATTTTCGCCAGAATTGTTATTGGAATTTTGTAAAACACTTCATTATACAAATCACACTAAAACAGTTATTCCGGAACATAAATTCAACTCAGTTATTCGGGACCATCTGGAATCTCGGGCACCAAGACGAATGGCGGTATTAAATCCACTTAAGATTAATTTAGTTAATTGGACTTCATCAATAACAACAAGTGTAGAAAAACCATTGTTTCCAGGAGATGAAAAATCGTCCAAAGTTACAGTGGAAATTGATCCAAATGCTTTATTTATAGAAAAAGAGGATTTTAAAGAAAGTGCCAATAAAAAATATAGACGATTGGTTCCTGGACGAGCAGTTCGTTTAAAATATTTTGGAATTATAGTTTATCAAAATCATGATTTTATAAGCGAGAATTCAGATCCAAGTGTTTCTTGTAATTTTTATAGTGAGGGAGAATATAAACAGCGACGAATAGATGACCCGACCAATAATCCAAAGATTTCTGGAACTATTCATTGGGTATCAAATTCCAAAAAAGTAACACTCCAAACGGCAACATATGATGGTGAATTAACTAGTCGTGATATTTTGATGGATTCGATCGATGAAAATGGTGTAAAATACTGGCAGTTTGAACGATT